TGTGCCACCACCAGTAAGACCTGTACCTGCAACTACCGATGTAATGTCACCGATGGGTACAGTAGCTATCTGTGTATCTACATAAGCTTTAACCGACTGCTGTGTAGGTACAAGTGTATCTGAGTTAGATGTCATATCATCTTCATCAGCAAAAGCTGTTACACTTATAGTACCATCAGATAATGTACCAAAGTCTAAGGTATTTACAGTGACAGCATTGATTGTGCCACCTTCAACTTTATCACCTGATATTTGATTGTCTGCTAGTGTTAGTGTACCTGCAGATACGTTAAGTGTTTTACCTGAGCCTACTGTAATGTCTGATGTAGCGATAGTAGCACCGTCTATAGTACCACCATTTATGTCTGCTGTATCAGCTACTAAGCTATCTATATTAGCTGTACCATCAAGGTAAAGGTTACGCCACTCTTTAGTTGCTGAACCTAAGTCATATGTACCATCTATATTAGGTATAACATGAGAGTCTACTTCAGCACCTAGTGTGATACTATCAGTATCTGCATCACCTAATGTAATGTCTCCACCTAGTGTGATGTTACCATCTACAGATAAGTTACCTGAGAAGTAACCATCTTTAAACTTAATAGAGTTAGTACCTAAGTCAATATCATTATTAGTTACAGGAACTATTACACCATCTTGAAAGCGTAACTGCTCAACTGAACTAGAGCCTACATCAACAAAGACTCCTACTCTATTATCCGTATCGTTTACTACAACCTTGTTTAAGGGAGTAGTAACACCAGGGTCACCAATCAATCCAATGACAGGGCCTTCTGCCGCTGTACCGTCATGCTTGTGACCAGTAGTGTTTACAAACGCCGCTAGTAACTGGTTATATTCGTCATTAGAGTCTGACGCATTGATAATATCACCATCGGTGTATGTAGACTGTCTTGTATAACCTGCCATTTAATCTTTCTCCTATCGACGTGCCGAAGCGTCAAATTCTAGCTGAAACCCTTTTAGTGAGTAAGGTTCTGAAACTCCATTATCAACAACCCTTAATGCTACAGCAAACCCACTACCTTCTACTGCTTGCCTTACAAGTGGTTGTGATTGACCACCGTATGTAGCTGTACCATAAGCAGATGCACCGTATATAGCAACGACCTTAGTACTGTCAAAGGGGTACGCTGCAGGTCTTGGTATGTTAGGATCTTCATAGTCATAACGTAAAAACAAATCTGCGTTTATTGTACCTTTAGGTGCGTAGTTGATTATCACACGTTGGAAGTTTTTCCTTATACCAGCATCACCCATAGTTAAGTCTGGTGATCTGTAACGACCTATGATAGTCTCTCCATCAAAAGTACTACCTTGTTCTTGCCTGTATACATAACCGTCAAAGCCACCATGTAATACAAAGATAGAACCCTGTTCGTTTAAAGAATCAGTACAGGAGGGTTGTATACCTAGTATCTCACTGTATGTGTAACCCTCTGCTCCTCTGTAGGCTATAACACCTTTAGTTGCGGCTCTTGATCTAGCACTATTGTTTACAAAGAATATTCTGTACTGTGTTTTATCTGGTACTACTACCGCTTCAAACTCATCTACATCTGTATAGACTGAGAATAACTCATGTACAGGAGCAGATATAGTACCTAGTTCAACGTCACCAATCTTCTCTGTACCAGCAACAGTACGTAATCCATCACGGCTTAAGAAAATTATGTCACCAGCAAATTCTTTTATTGTTGATCCATTGATGCAACCAACGTTACGAGATACAGGCTGTAGCTGAAAGTCCGCTATAGTATTACCAACAAGTCTAAAGATACGTTCTTCACAGAAGATAATTAATGTATCACGGAAAGGAAAGATACCAGTTATAGTATCATCTACTCGTATAGAACCTGCACCATTAGCTACACTAAAGTCACTATCTGTGTATGGAGCAGTAAATACCATTTCTTGTGGTGTAGCTGACATACCTGCAAAGAACATAGTATTCTTAAACGATGTAACATACTTAGGGTTAGCAGGTGCTCCTGTACCACTAATATCTGTTACTGTAGTACCGTCATACTTTGTTGCGTTGTTAGCACCATCTGCCCATATAATATGAGGAGTGTTATTAAAGTTATACCTAAAGAAAGTGTATTTGTTTGCGTTAGTTCTACCAGTATCTATTTGTGTCCAAGCACCACTACCACTTGCTGCTTCATATATTTTCTCACCTCTTGCAGCTATAACTTTATCATTACCTGCGAAGTAAGCTGACATGAGAACTGGCTCAGTAGAAGATGTTGTTTGAGGGACTACATTAGTATTCCACTTGTCATAACCGTTAATACGCCTATAACCACCTGTAATATCAGCTTCAAAGTTTTGTAACTCTAAGGCCATTCCAGCTTCCATAGTAAAAGTAGAACGGTCTAATACTAGACCACCTTTACACGGAAATACAAACGGATTAATTCCTGATTGATCTGCCATTATTTAACCTAGTATATTACTGTTGAATAGATATAGTCTGTTCTATTACCAAGTAAGCTTCTCATGTTTTTAATACCATCTTCAAATCTTTGAAAGTTTAACTGGTGTTGTTGTGTTTCACCACGGTATTGATAGCCATATGCAGTTGCACCATCTACAATAACAGACCTGTACTGCTCAGGTATTAAAGGGACATCGCCACCTTCAGATAATGTAGTACCATAACCATAATATTCATAACGTAGTGAATAAGCTTTATTAGGATATGGGTATAGACCGTAGTTATTATCAGGTGTTCTAAATACATAACGAGGTACTGAACCTGCATCGCTAGTATCTTCTTGGTCTATATATTTATTTAGGTAGTCTTTGTAATCTAATAGTATTAGTTTACCTCCAGCTGCACCTAAGTTATCATCTTTAACCAAACGAAATGTATCGTAGTCAACATGCTTAGAAGTTGAAGGGGGTGTATATCTTGTAGTACCAGCAACTAATGTATCTGTTTGTGTAGCGTGGTTATAAGGCCAACTAAACTCACTGGTATTAATATAGTCTATTGCATCATTGACTGCATTCTTACATTGAATCTGAAAACCTCTAGCTGTAGCAAAACCACCAACAGACAAAGGCACTTCGTTAAAACGTGCTATAACTTCATTTGTTATGTCTAAGTATGTGTATGGCATTAGTAGCGACTTTCAGATTAAATGTACATAAAGGGGCTAGTATAAAACCAGCCCCAATATTAAGTTTTATTACGCAGCGTTGTAGTGCGCTGTGACTAATGCTTCTGGGCGAAGAATCTTGCGTCCGTAAAGATGCATACCGCGAACGATGTCAGCGAATGAATCTGGGTCACGATAATTCTCGACCTTGTTGATCTGCTCAGCAGAAGCAACAGCATCGTCTTGACCAGCTACGATAACACCAAAGTTTACGTCTTGTGCTAATGCACCAGAAGTTCCAGCACCTGTACCCTTAGCAGGTAAAGAGTTGGATTGGTAAATACGGAAGCCGTGTAGGTTGTTTAAGACCAAGCCATTTTGTAGACCTGCTCCACCGAAGTCAGCATTCAACATACGTGAATCTTCGTCTTTGAGCATCTCAATAAATACCGGGTCTAATACCAGCCATCTACCTCTTGAGTCAACATTTGCTTGATCCATCTGACGTGCCATACGAGCAACCACTGTCAAAGGTGAAACAGTCGCTGTAGACAACGCTGTTGCGCCTGGAAGACGTGGAGCCAATGGGATTGAATCGCCACTAGCATATGCTGTTGAAGCAGAGTCAGCAGAACCCAATGAACCGAAGTCCGTTGCGTCCAAATGGTTAGCAGTTAAAAACTCACCTGTTAGGTTTCCAGCTGTGTCGTGCTGTGCATCACCTGATGTTGCGGTAATGTAAGCACCTGCAGTTGTGTGACCTGACATGTATGATAGAATGTCTGCGTCCATTGAGTCAGCCATTTTAAATGCTGCACGGTCAGCAGCTAAGCTAACGTAGTCAACATTTGAGAATTGGTCCTCGATGTCATCCATCTTGAACGCAAAGTAGTTAGCTTTGTCAATAGTCAAAGAGAAGTCTTCATCATTCAACTTTTCAACAGAGATAGCTGTGTGACGCTCAAGAGCGTTTACAGTCACATCTGGTTCTTTTTGAATGCGAACAACGTCGCCTTGGTTTGCAATCTCACCAAAGTAAGAGTTATTAGTGATTGCGTTAGCTACAGCTGCACGACGAAGTGCGATCTGTGCTTGTTTTGAGTAGATAATCGGGGAAAAGTTTCCGTTAAATCCACCACTTGCGGAAGTAATAGCCATAGTTAATTCTCCTTATAGATATGGCGTGACATTTTACGCTTCATACCAACTAAAGAGGCTCTTCTTAATAGGGTAGTCAGCTTTGCTCTGGGGACTGCCATCCTTTGAGCGCTGGGCCTTTAGTCTTGAGGTAGTTCTTTTTTGTGGCTAGAGCTTAGTTATAAGCATGTACAGGTAGTTGATACCTAACACTGTACATGCCCCTAGTTGTATTCATCTTTAAGCAGATGTCAACTATTTCTTTGATAAATCGTAAATAAATTTACCTTTACGTTGAGCGTCCATTATTTCTTCTTGACGCTTCTCATATTCTTTGATGCTCATCTTAGCAATCTGTGACTCACGTAAGTAAGTTGAGCTATCGTCTGACTCTGGTGCAGCTGAGCGTTTACTCTTTACAGAACTTGCTGCGCCCTTATCAGATGTATTAGCTTTCTTTGTAACAATACCTTTATCAGATTTGTACAAGTCAATAACACGGGATACAGACTTAGCATCGTCTACATTCTCATAGAGAGCATCTTGTACCCACTTAGGTTGATTGTCTGCCCATGTATGGAAAGCATCATCTTCTCTGATAGATACAAAGTCAGGATGCATATGTATTAACTCAGCTTCAGCTTTCTCTCGCTTAGCACTAGAGCGTAACTCTTCTATTTCAGCAAGACGTGCATCCAAAGTAGAAGACTTCTTATCTGCTTCTTTTGCTGCAATAGCTTCTACAATACCTGCAACATCTGGGAATTTCTTAGCCCATGCTTCAATCTCTTCTTCTGACTTAGGAAGTACAAGCTCATTCTTTGTTGCTGCATCTAATTGTTTCTCTAGCTTATCTAGCTTAGCAGTAAAGTCTTTCTCTTTATCCTGCATGTGTCGGCGTAAATCACCATACCGCTTCTTAAAGTTTTTCTCTTCACTACTTAACTCGGTATCATCTTCTTGTGCTTCACCTTGGGGTTCTTCTTCTTGTTCGGTACTACTCTCTGTCTGAACTTTGGGTTCGACAGGATCTTCGCTACTGGGTTGCGCCTCAACAGCTTCTTCTGTTTCATCTGTCTCGCCACGTGCTTGCTTTAGCAGTGCCTCTAGTTCTTCTTGATCACGCTTAACACGTGCGTCATTTCTTTGATGTGAAGCCGATGTAGTTTTAATCGGCGTAGTTTCTTGTGGCTCTTGTATCATGTTGTACTCCTTATGATGGGGCCAGCCTAAGCTGGGTAGCCTTATTGTTATATGAAGTTTTTGTAGTTACTTCTTCTTCTTTTTGGTTTTCTTCTTGGAGGCTAAACCGCCTTCTTTAAAACCTGTTACAGGTCTGCCTCTAGCAATATCTGACATTTTCTGGGATGCTTTTCTACCTTCTGATCTAATTTTACTTATCTCAGAAGCTGAAGCACCTCTTCTTTTTGCCTTAGCAGCAACAGTGTTAGTTGCAATCATAGATGACTTATACTGATCTCTGCCTCGTTGAGCAGCTGCCTCTGCCTCTTGTGCTCGTTTAGCCTCGGCGGCTTGAGCAGCACTAATTGCTGCAGCCTCTTCTTCTGCTTTACGTTTATCTCTAAGATCTCGGAATTGTTGAGATGTAATTGGGTCTCCGTATGGGTTATCATACAGAAGAGATGTAGTTATATTATTAGGATCTGTTTCATCTACTATAGGTTTTGATACAAAAGCCTTCTTACTTTCTGGGACTATTGGCTCTGGTACGTATACTTCTGGTTCTTTAACCTTCTCTAGAGCTTCTCCATATGTAAGCGTTGGAGTGAAGTCTTTACCTTCTTGATCTGCAAAAGACTCGCTGGCTCCAAAGCTTCCTGTTTTTAAGAACTCTAAGAAATCTCCGTCATTAGCTGAGCCAGGTTTAGATGCAAACTCACTACCTTCTTCTAGAGATATGTCAGCTATTTTTACAAATACATCTCTGTCTGCTGGATCTCCGTAACCAAGTTCAGTTGCTATAATAGTATCTTGACCTAAGTTATTATCTTCACCTTCCCCTGTATATCTTCTACCTAAGACAGGAGCACCGTCACTGCCTTTTACATCCATCTCATACCACTCAAAGCCATCACCAGCATACACACCATCCCTAGTGACCTGACCATAAGATTCAAACTTTGTTTTTTCTCTGGTTACAGGATCTGTATATGTAGAAACTTTACCTGTTGTAGGAGCTATTATTTCTGCCTCTGTTGGTAGCTTTGTTTCTGGTTGATCCATACCCATTATGGCAGGGTCACCAGAAGAAATAGCTCCTTCAGTAGGTGTTATATTTTTAGTAATATCACCTTCAAAGTCGTACACCTCACCAGCTTCAATATCCATCTTCATAGCTACTTCTTTTGCTTTTACTTCATCGTCAGTCTCTGGGAAGAACTCATTTTTTAGTGCTCCATATACACGTGTAATCAGACCAGGTTTACCTTTCTTGGATGCCTCTAATAAACCTTCAAGAACGGCTCTATCTGCTGTAGATGTTTCTTCTGCTGCAATCCTACGTTCTATTTCTTTGTCTAATCTTCTAGCACTATCCATCATAGCACCCTTAACAAATAGACCTAGTAAAGGATTAATAGCACCTGCACCAAATGCTATTGCTGTAGATTTGGCCGAGTTTTGATCTTCTAACATCTTAGCAATATCGTCTGTAGTAAGCTCTTTATAATTTATAGGATCTGGTGCTGGCATTGGTCTTGAGCTTCTGTCGCGTCCACTAGGAGTTACAACCTGTGGTTCTGGTTGTGCTGCAGTAGTAGCAGTAGTTGTAGTATCTGCAGTATCCTCAACTTGTAGTGTATAGCCTGGAGGTATAGACGTTTGAGGGTTACCATCAATAAATGTAATATATATTGTGTGTCCAGCCTCATTAACATATGTACGTACTTCTACACTAGGTGCACTACCTGCTACTTCATATCCTGCACTAATACCTTCACTACCTAAGCCCAGCGCACCCATACTAGCATAACCCTCATCACCGGGTGAAAGAGCATAACCACCCTCGTTCATTGTCATAGGTTGACCATCATCTTCTACTTCTAGTTCAGATATATCAAACATCATATCCATATCAGGTTCGTCTACAGGCTCACCACCAATACGTCCGTTCTCAGCCATATCTTGATACCCAAACTTAGCCTTAGCACGTAAGTTTTCAAAGAACCTAACACCGTAGAAGCGTACTACGTCAGCAGGTACGACATATTCACCTTCACTTAGTTGTGCAGGTATATCGTCACGAACCTCTTTTGCAGTAGAACCTATGGGAACTTCGTTTCCTGACACAGGGTCAATACCTTGAGTGTTGTCTGGTACTGTATCTAAGTCTACGCTACCGCCCAGTGCGAAAGCTGTTTTTGTTTGTTCATCCATTATTGTGCCACCTTCTGCATAGCCTTTGTTGGGTAGTTTATGTACAGTAACTCCTGCTGCACCTAACTTATTATTAGTAATATCAAAACCTTCACCCAATGTTTCTTGTATATATAATTTTAGTTCTGGTTGTGTAAAACCTTTTTGATATGTGTCTTTTGTAGTAATAATAGACATCTCTTCTGGGCCAGGTTTACCTTTTGCAGACATAACATCTCTACCTCTAGTAGTAATAACAGCCCTACCATCTGGTTCTAAAATACGGCCTATGTCTTTTACTATTGTATCTCTTACATCTTTAGGTACTACATTAAGCACATTTAGGTTAGTTAATTTTTTGTAGGACTCAGAGGGTATATCAGAAGGATCTGTAAAGTCAGGGTTAAAATCTTTTTTAGGAAAAGGTTCGTACGTATCAAAGTCTAATTCTTTTTTAGATAAACCTAAACCTGCACCAAAATCTAATGTCTTACCATCTCCTGCTAATTCTGTTAGAAGATTATCAGCTTTCTTATAAGTGGGTAGTGTTCCTGCTATTTGAGTACGTGCTGAGTTTTCTGCAGGAGGTAAGTCTGTACTCAAAACTTTTTTAGGACCATCCATTATAGGAGTGTTTCTTTGTTTTAATGCATCTAAATATACAGAACTTGTAGATCCATCGGGTGTTTCCATGTTAAGTCTGGCTATATAGTAATCACCGTCTTTTTCTATAAAGTTAAACTTGATACCTAAGTTTTTTTCAATTCTTTTTAGGTTTGGATTTTCTAGTCTTGTTTTATCTAAGCTATAACCTGTAATTTTATAAGGAGGTAAAAGTTCACCTTTAGAGTTTTTACTTTCTACCCGTACACCTTTTGTATATTTATCAAAGTAACCTGTGTCGTATAATTCTTTTGTAAGGTTTGCTTTTTTAGTAGCTATATTTTGAACATCAGACATTAGATTTGTTTTGAAATCTTTTAAATCTTTTTCTTCTTTTTTCTTTGTAAACGAAATTATCTTAGGTTCATCTACACTATTAGCCGCTTTAGGAGTAAAACTAATATTACCACCTGTACTACCTAAAGTATTAGGATCTACCTTAATACGCTTAGCTACATCAAAAACTTCTTTAGCTCCAGTTTTAATAGCTTTAGCAGCAGCATCTCCTACACCAGGAACAAGACCTACAATAGCAGCACCGCCCAGCGCACCAGCTAAATAATAGTTAGGCTCATCTTTTTTTAGTTCGTCATATACTTCCTTAGCAGCCATAGCATCACCAATAATAGGTGTCATACTAGCAACAAAGGTAGTTGCATCCTTTAAGGATATCTCTGGAGTATCAACTTTTAATGTATCTGCATAATCACTCCACTGATCGGTAGTTCCACCTTGAAATACTTCTTCAGTTTGATTATCTAAGTCATCCATTTACTTTATCCCTCAAGTACTGTAGTTGTCGTAAAGCACGTATAGCACCCTGATGCCTGTATAGTTCAGCAGTATCTGTAACAGTTTCCATACTACGATGTTGTGTAGAGATACGCTCCTCTAACTCAGAGAGAAACGATTCCCACGATATCTGATTGTTTACAAAACTCTTAAGAGACATTGCCACTAAATCCTTGCTCGCCTGGAACTGGTGCTGTACCCATACCTATCTGTCCACCTCCACCGCCTGATGTGTCCTGTACGCCTCCCTGAGGTGTCTGTGGCGCTTGTTGGCCTCCCTCAGGTGCTGGTACACCCTCAGGTGCTTCTGGAGGCTGTGCTGGTTGCTGGAAGCCTTTGAGGATCTCAGCTTGGATAGCAGCATCAGCCATAGAGTTAGTAACCTTATCAGGATCAAGATCCATAGACTTAGCAATCTCACGTATAATATAATCCATCTTAGCAAAAGGAGCTAGTACTGGATTCTGTGCAACTTGTAAGAACTGCATTAAGCGCTGGGATCTTACTTCGTTAGCCATTAAGCTTTCTGTACCTGACGCTTGTACTTCTAAGTCACCACGTATTTGTTCATCAAAGTCAAACTGCATGTTGAAAGAGAAGAAAGCTTTACCTAAGGGGCGAAGCAAATAGTCATCCACGTTTTTAACTACTGTACGAATAGAACCGTTAGCAGCGGACATAAGCATACTAATACCTGAGGCTGTACGCCCAACGCCTGATACACCTGTTTGACCATGTGCAAAGCTAGGGAAGCCAGTACTCTCATCTGCTAGTACTCTTGCCTTATCAAAGAGTTGCATATTTTCTTGTGCAACATTTGGGAACTTAGTACCAAAGATAGCTTGTCCTGGTGCACCCCCAGCCCTGCGGAAGACCTTGCCCGGGTATACAGATAAGTCTTGTCCCGGTGTTAAGTTGGTCTCATCTACTTCTATAATAAGATTACCAGATAATGCAGCATTGTCAATAGCCATACGCATAAAGCCATTCATCAATGTTTGTGTATCGTCCATGTTCTCAGCAATACCTACACCAAAGAAGCTGTAAGGGTTATGCTCGTAAGGAACAGCATAGTAAGGTATACGTGTAGGTTTGAATGGGTTTAGTACAAATCGTAGTACTTCACCATTACATGTCCAAACATTACAGTTAACCTCATCTAAGTCTTTCAACTCGCTGGGTATCTTAACCCCATGCTCTTCAAGTAGTTGAATATCTACGTAACCCCAGAACTCTAATACTTCCCAACGCTCAGAGGTTGGTTGTGTATCATCATCCTCCATAGTCATTTCCCAGTATTTCTGTATATAGTCAGCAC